TTAAATGGATTCACCGAATCGTTCAAATGAACCAATACATTCTCGATTCCGTGATAGCTTTTCAAGTCAACGCCGGAACTATAAATGTGGCAAGTATCGATGCAACCATAAACAGGTATTTCCGGATTGATTTTATTTTTTAAAATTTGGATGCTTCGAATTGTTTTCTCAAATAATTTTCTGTCTGCCAAATCCCCAACAACATGCTCGAAATATAAATTCACTTTTGCCTTTGCCATTTCAAAAATCGCAATCAATGTTTTCCTCATTCTCGGTGTTATTCCTACTTTGGAAGGCAGATGAATCACCAATCCGCGAATGTTGTTTTTAACCGCAAAATCGTATTGCAACCGAAAATACTTAATGCACCAAGGATTCTCCAAAACAATATTGAAAGTGCAATGAATGTAAGTGGTGATATTATGTTTTTCTATTTTCTTCCATTCCTCTTCTGGGATTTCATTTCCTTTCGCGTCGTGTGAAAAGAACTGAACGCATTTTGGTTTGCGATTGTAGATTGAAATATATTCATCTATGTTATCTCTATAATTAAATCCGATTTCCTTTGCTATTTGCATTTTTTAATTTGCACAAAAATTATACAGATAAAAATTATAAATTATAAAATTATAAATAAATGACTTGCGTTGATAACAATTGCATTTATTTCAACATCATTGATCCGATCTCCGCGGAGTTGAAGCAAACTGTGATCACGTTCGGTAACATACCGGATAAGATCAGAACCAAATTGGAATCGTTTCCTTTAAAACAAAAAGATTTACCTGCAATCAAGGAATATTTCTCTGATTGGACTTATGATTTGTTGACCAAAAATGAAATCAAAGGTGGCCTGGATTTGGATGATTTCGATTTTGGAGATGGCAGCGAAATCGATACCAATATAAACGCAAACGAGGATAAGTTGAAAAACTTAACTTACGATGAAACTACAAAACTAAATTTGGATATAGAAATATTTCCACAAAACACAATTCTGGATTTGAAGCAAAAAATCTATATGCTCACAGGCATTCCTGTTTACCGGCAATACATTTACATCGGTTCGCCTGGCCAAAATGCTTTGCAATACTACCATCACGTTTTGCAGGGGAATACCATTTATCCAAAATTATCGAATCTTCGCAAAAAAAGTAAAACCATTCCAGTTGCGGGGATTGATGTCATTTCCGATTTCGCGGATTATGGAGATGACTTGGTTACTCGCGCTTATGATGATGTCCAACTTTTGGAAGGAAAGTATTTCAGTTTCCAATACAACGTAATTGACTTGGATTTTTACCGGCAAAGAATGAATTTGGTTGTTTTGCAAAACGATAAATATCAAAGAAAGTTGGTCTATTATGGTTTAGTCAAATATTTATTCCCGATGATGACCTATCCTATGTTTTCCGATTATCTGCAAGATGAGAATCTTGTGTTTTCCCGCTATCCTCTGATCAACTATCCCATTAAAGTGCTTCGGGAAAAGTTCGATTTGGAAAAGGAAATCATTCGGCGAATGTATAATTCCAAAGAGCAAATGGGAAAATTCTATAAGGAAAACATCAAACTGAATGTACAGGAATTTTATTATGAATCAAGCGTGGCAAATGATATCCCAGAAATGCTCTACGTTCGCAGTTCCGTGGACTTGTTCAAAACATCCGATCGAATCGTTAATATCTGCACAATTCTCAATGAAGGCAAGAAATACTTAATCGCGAAATATTTTAAGAACATCGACGCGGATGAATTGGAACACTCCATGCAATATGTGCAATCCAGTAAAAGCGATATGGAGGCGTTGACTATATTTTATAAATTGGAAAATGATGATAACATTCAAATATTCGAATTCGATTCTAGTGGGAAATACAATGGATACATCAAAGCCCACAAACATGATATGTCATTCGACGATGCGGTGAAAACACATAAGAAAATAATCAATTCATTCATTTCGATTTTAAACAAGAATCGATTCTTGATTTTCAAAGCAGAGATTTCGGATGATGTCGTAATCCCAAAGTTTACAAAAAAGAATATAACCATAACCGATTCGAAAGTTGATCTCCATTGGAACAAAACCATTACGCGGGATCACTTTATTTCCTTCGATTCGATCATCGAGATGTACGAGAAATCCGGCACAATAATGGTTCGTAATAATGTTTACCAGAAGAACAGCGAAACGCATTTGTTGAAATTGATTAAAGGAGTAAAGAATAAGATCAACCCTTTTGTCTTGAAGAAAGACGTGGAATTCAGTAATTATTATTTTATCTACACCGACGCGGCACAAAAGAATATTTGGAATTCACGAAATGTTGGCTGCATTTTGAACATAGAAAATCAAACAACTTATGTCAAATTCAGTTTACAGAATATTAATCAGAAATCGTTTGTGAACAGTATGCCTTTCATGCTGGATATAATTATGCAACTGGACAGGATTTCCCCGCCGCAATCCAGAACAGCAACTCACAAAAATCCAAAAAAGAAAATGGAAGAACTTGATCCGGAACTGTATCAATTTGAAACCAAAGAAGGAGTCAAGTATTCCCGAATCTGCCAGAAGAAATTCCGCCCGATTAATATTTATACGGAATCGGAATACAACTCGATGCCAGAGGAAATGAAAAAGACAAAGAATCTACACAAGTATATCAATTACACCGACCAGAATTTTGTCTATTATGAGTGCGGCGCGAAGATGCCTCATTTTGGTTTTATCACAAATAAGCATCCGAAAAACTACTGCATCCCCAAATGCAAGGAAACCGAAACAGATGGCGAGAAGAACAATTTAGTGAAAAATGTATGTTTGGAAAAATACAAAACAGAAGGGAGCTTATTGCGGGATGTGGATAACATTATCAAGTTTGGCAAGAATTTATTGGCGAACAGATCCAGTTTCATGCATGATCTGTTTTATGAAGAATTCGGCATCAAGAAGCACGAGAATTATTTGGTGCACAATCCGGGATTCGTGAATAAAAATCTTTCGAAAAATATATTGCTGACCGTTGCCGAATACAAAGGAATCGAATTGGATATTTTAATAAAAGATATCAAAGAAAAGTTCACAAAAGAAATATTTGCAAAATACTTTTCGAATACTTCCTTCACCCATAATGAAATCATGGATAAAATTGAGTCGGCTCGAAGCGAATCCAATCAATTGCGCGATTTGATTTATACATTGCTTTTTGCGATTTATGGTTTTGCGGCAATTATAGTCGATGTGATCGCATCCAATGAAAACGAAATCTTGGATAAAACCAATTCATATTTGGAAATAAACATTCATCCCTCTATTGATTTGTCTTCTGTTGCCGATGTTTTGTTTTTCGCGAAATATAAAAATCGAGCATATCCTGTGATTTACAAAAGGGATATTCGCAAACCGTACCCGCAACAAATGTTCGCTGCATTGATGGAGTTTAAGGAAAAACACAACAAGATAAAAAGCAAAAAGGTGAAGTTCAATAATTACCTAAAGTTGAAGAAGAATAAAAATATAGAAATCACAAAAAGATTCTTAATCGCGGATAGAATTGTCACAGTCTTGGCCAAATACAAAAAGGAAATTATCTGTATTGGCGTGAACAATTCCACATTTGATTCCACCGGAAATGACGAGTTCGAAGTGATCGATCCAAAGAAATATAAATTACAACCCGGACCGATTCTGGATTTTGTCTTCGAAAACAACATAAGCCAAAGTGAATTGGTATTTCTCTGCGAGATTAATTCGCTTGTGGATTTTGTCAAGCCGAAAGACAAACAGAAATGTACATTCATCGGGTTTCGAATTGGTGATGACTATTTTTGGTTCGATGCTTCCAGTTATGAAAAGCTAATGAAAATCTTGCCGACAAAGGATATCTCGATTGAATTCGTCAATTACGATTTGATGAAAGTAAATAATTTGTTAAGCAAAGTGGAGCCAACATTAGAATTCGAAGAGGATTACAATTTATATTACGATGTCAACATTTACCCGATTATGAAAAGTGAAATTTATAAAATCCTGAAGCAATACAAAACACAAGATCTCACGAAATATTCCACTGCACAAGCAAGCAACATAATGAAGACTTTTCCTTACAGCCACCGCAAGATTCTCGATGCTTATAAGAATAACACCGATCCGAATAAAATTATTTTGCTGGAAGATATCCTTTTCATGCACAAACTTGTTTCGAAAAATCCAAAGATAATTGACAAAATAGCCAAATTGATATTCATTCAGGATGTGCCTTCGAAGGAAAATACGAACATAACAATCTCCAATATATCGGTTGATGTTGACTTCACCAAAGCAGGACTTAAAATCAAGCACAAAGAAAAAACGAATCAGGAAACTTTGTTTTACAAAAAAGGAAGATTGATCGTTAAAAAAGAAATTTATGATTTTAACATTGAATGCATTAAAAAGGAAATACAGAATAAATTTATATTTGTAGATGAAGTCTACAACAGCGACATCTATTTGGTGGATAATTATTTCGAATTCGAAGTCGAGCCTAACGAAAACTTGTACATTACGGAATTATAAATTTTATAATTTTTATAAAAAATTATGAATTTCTGATTTGCAATTCTTTTTTGTTCAAAGAGGGAAATCCTATTCCGGCATAATCTCCCGCAATCTCCGCAATGTGTCGGAAAATCGCCTCCGAGATTTCATCATCATTGCCGCCGAAAATAAATACATTTCCGTTTGGATTGATTTTGCATTGATAGGTTTTGTCTTTGTACTTCAACGAAGCCCGACAATAGATTTCGTCATTATTGAAATGAATCACCATTGTTTTGTATTCATCTTTTATTTTTAGGACATTCTTTTTTTTCAATTCCCGACTCATCAGGTAGATGTTCAAAACATAATTTGTAGGCATCGTTATGTTATTTCGATAATTCTTTAATCCCATATTTATACTTTTGAGGCGGATGTTCATTTCCGGTTTATGCTTGTTGATGAAAGCAAAACAAATATCTATAATTTGCCTAACTAGATTTTCGTCTTCATATTTGATCGAACTAATGTTGATACTATTTTTGCGGAATATTTTCGTATTGTAGACCTTATCGCCAACAATAACGCCAAAAGTGATTTCATGGGCAAACACCGTGTTATCGCCACTATTTGATTTAATAATTTTTGGGCGAACTGGTTTCTTTGGCCTTCCCTTTTTGCTCTTCTTTGGCAAAGGAGGTTGTGGCTTTAAATGCACCCAATCGGGATGATATTCTTTTTTGAAATTCGAAATTGTCCAGGCAACACTGACGCCATCTGGTGAAATTAAATCATGTTCTTCGTTAATCGGTTGATCATAATCGAACTTAATCGTGTAGAGAACTAATGAACCTTTTTCTTCCATTAGTCAATCAAAACTTAATTATATCAATCAGAGATTAATAATCAAATTTTATAAAATCACAACACCAGAAAACACTTCTGTTTCGTAATCCTTTTCGGATATGATGTTTGGTAGCGATTCCTTTTTTCGACCACCAATGATTTTTTGCGTTATGGTATTTTCAAAGACAAATCCACCGAAATCATCCATTTTTGTGGGAACCTTTTTCTTCGCAATGTGATCGCATAGAAGCAATTTGAAGTAATCCATTTTATAAATTTGCAAAATTATAAATTTATAAAATTATAATTTTATGAAATTACAAATGAATACTGGATTAATCAAGTTTGTGTTCAGTTTATGCTTTCTCGTATTGTTTATTGTGATTTTTAATTCCGATATTTTCGTTAAGCAAATACTTGCTCAATGCCCGGAATTGGTAAACGAAGAATTGGGTAACATTTCTCCATCGGCATTGGGGAATTCTATCAGCATTCTGCTTATTGTTTTGCTTTACGCGATCACGTATTTGCTGTTATTCAATTATTAAGAAAAAATTTGATTTTAAATAACTAACTTAAATTAACATGTCAGCTTACGAAGTCACCACCCAAAAGATTCTCAAAGTTAAAGAAAATTTTAACGATGATACTGAAATTGACATTCAAGTTGTTGTTGATCCAAAAAAGCCTACCTACTTGTCCACTTACAAAACGATCATGTTTTCGAACAAGGTCTCGGTAAATGGAAAACCGATTCAGAAAATTTCATTTTATTCTGAAACTGGAACTAGGACTTGGTCTTTAAAATCAACAATTAATGACGGCAACAAAATGGTGTCGATCTCAACAAATGCAGATTTTATATTCTCATTCTTCAAGAAATTAGACGAAGCCACCAAAATTGGTATGGCTCAAATCGAAACTCCTGGATTGACGAGAGGACAAAATTTTACCCCAATTACTTGTTTCCAAAATCGCGATTCTATTACAGAACTTGTGGACGAAGAAACTGGGGAGCCGTTTGAAAGACTTTATGTCTCAATCAAACCAAACGCAGATGGAACCATTACAACTCCAATCGCTTTGGTTAGCGTGGAATTGCCAAGAAACACTTACTTGGTAAGCAGTAATGCGCTTACGGATGAAACTCTTTATTCGTATCAACAGGCTGCCAAGAAAAGCAATCCAAAAGAAAGATTCAAGTACAATTGGGTCAAGAATTATTATGGAAACGCAACATCAGTGAATGAAATTTTAAACCCACACATGCGATTTACTCCATCTACTGTTGAATCCATTAAATCAGATTTTACTGGTTACAGTCTTTCTGTGGCGACAATAAATCTAGGAAAATTAACAGGTAAATTAAATGTTGGAGATCCTACATTCAAGATTGGTTTGTATTTCAACAGAGGAATTGCTTCTGAATTGGAAGAAGCCGATGACGGTTTCGATAATGATCTTGATGCAATTTACGAAGAAGTCAAAGAAAAGGCTTCCGATTCAGTTGATCCGTACGAGGAGGCAGAAGCAGATATGCAAGAACCTTTGGCGGATGTTGACTTCGATTAAAATCTTAAATTTAAATTAAAATTATTTTTTTCGAAAAAACAAATGCAGAATTTGGAATATTGTTTGTGTGTTGCTTTGGGAGCAGTTACATTTTTGAATCTTTATGGCTATATCCAAACTTCCAAATTGCATAGAAAGATAGATATTTTGCTAGATGAGGCGTCACTTTTAAAAAAAGAAGGTTTAAACTGAAATGGATACCCATTCTGGAGCTTCTATTACTTCCGAGAAATCGTTATCCTCGAAATTAACTTTTTTTAATTCAGAGTATTTTTCTAATTTCATAAAATTAATTTCCGTTAGCCCGCAATTCTTTGCATTGATTCGCAAAAGTTGTTCACTCAATACAGGCGATTTCTTCTTGAATATCAAATGAATCAATTCTACTGGATTGTTCGATATATTCAACTTTTTGATTGTAGGCACAATATTTGGACTACTCAAACGCAATTTTGGCGCCTTCTTTCCAGTAAATGCTGCATTCTTCATAATTAAGCTTTTCAATTTAGCCGCCGAAAATATCGGAGTAAAGTCGGTTATCCGATTATTGCTGATATTCAACGTTTCGATTGATGTATGCGCAATTCCTTTTGCATTACGAAGATTATTATTTTGAACAGATAAAGCTTTCAATCCATAAATTTTACCGATTACACTTAAGTCTTTCAGATTGTTATTATCCAAAATCAAAGTTTTTATGTTCAGACCAGCTAGGCCGTCGATGTTGACTAAATTGTTGTCGCTTAAATCTACTAATTCCAAATACGTATTTGCGAGTTTACTAAAACTGCTGCCAATATGCGTTATATTGGTTTCGTTGATTGTGATTTCCGTGGCGGATTCTTGGACTTGAAATAGTTTGGACATTCTGAATTACTTTATCTTTTTCAAATTTTTTATATTCATTTTTATTTCGCCAGTATTCTTATCTACAATGTAGGCGTATTCATTTTGTTTTTCCGCCGATTCATATTCTAAATCCCCATCGAATTTATGCAAATAATTCAAAGCAACAATAGTGATTAGCTTTACCCCGATTAAAACTCTTGATCGCGACAAAGTCATGGTTTGCTTAGAAGGCCACAAATCCTGTCGATTGAAAACACATCTGCGAACAAAATATTCACAATTATATTTGTTGATTGTGTAGGTTAGATTGTTATCTTTGTAGATTTCCAAAGCCGTGATTAGTCTTTCCTTTCTAGTGCGGAAAACGGATGGACCGAATTTCTTCATTTCCTCTTCGAACTTTGAAACCCAAAAATATTTTCGAAACCACAAATAATTATTTAGGGAAACCAAAGATATATTATTGGAATCGTCAAATTCTAATACTCGAATTCCTGTTGCGGTTTGGTCTTCTACTATCGCCACAATTCCAGTGTGCCATACTTGATATTCTGGCAAGAATCGGAATAGAACATCCCCTGGCCTTATGTTGCGATATTTCATTTTGAAAATGCAAAACTTAAATTTATAAAAATATTGGCCTTCGAAAATTGTTGGATGGAAACGGTTCCAACTTTGCTATTACAGTTTCTCTTTCCTGATATTTATCTACAAACTTACAATAATATTCTTTCAATTCTTCGTCGCTTTGCCCGCATAAGCCCAATTGGTATTTATCGATTTTTCCCGATATGTCTCGGCTTAATTTGCAATAATCCTTTGATGCTTTATTGCAATCTGCTCCTTTTTTCTTCGGGTTGATCGAAACCATAATGGAACCAACCGCGGCAACGAATACAGTCAACACAAATCGGGACAGTGCAAGCGGCACACTACTATTGCCGTCATTCAATTCGCTGCCCAATGACATGGATTCTAAAGCGAGCAAGGCAGCAGAAGCACTCGCGCCAAATGCAAGCAAAACTATGTTAATTACATTAAATGCAATCTCCATACGTACTAATGCTTTGACTTTAAAATAAAGGCTTTCATTCCATTCACGCAAAACTCGAACGATATCTTCCTCCATTAATTTTGATAACCTATTTCTAAAAAGACAACAACCACTTTTAAAAATGGAAGAAATTTTCTTAGAAGCCACACTAACTAGAAATTGGGATGAAATCGCCAGGCTATGCAAGAATCCAACGATTTCCTTTATTAGCTGTATTTCCTCCAAAAAATGGATCAAAGGACAGAAAGATGAAGTATTGGGATTGGTCTGCAAAAACATAAGTTTGCAAAAGCAAAATTGGTTACTCGATTATGTGATTAAATCGCAATTCACAATAACGCTTCGTGTTTTGCTGAAATGGTACAGGGAATTAAAGATTTGCATTAGCCCAGATAAAATGCAAGATATCCTTCCATTGGGTCGCGGAATCTTTGACTTAGCCCGCGAGTGCTTTCCGAACAAAGACGTTCGATTCCCCATAACGAAACAGGTTGAATTGAACCCATCCGTAATCGGAATAATTGTTCAACATCTTCAATTTGATATTCGCAAAGATCGATTTTTGGAATTGCAAATAGGAAATTTCTATTCGTTCAACTTGATTCACAATTTGATTCTGTGCCGGATTAAGCATCTCAATTTGCGAATCACTTATGGTGGCAGAGTGAGTCAAGGTTGCTTGAATATCTTATTCCACTTAATCCAAAAACAGTCTGTCTATGCTTTGTTTATTGATCCGCATTACTTGCCCGAATTGAAATGCCCCAATCGATTTACTGGATTCGATATTCAATGGACACAACCATTTGATTTATCCCGATTTCAATTGCGAGATTTAAGTTACAATACTCCCGATTTCAACAACCTGAGAAGGCATTCGGAATATCGCAACATGAAAGAGTTTCTGGAATACATCGCATTGTTATTGGATTATAACCTG